TCATTTTTTTTCAATGTTTTTTTTCTTTTCCTTTGGAACATATACATAATTCCAATTTTTTCTTTTTATATCTTGAATAAGGATCGGTGACATGGCCGAAGGCATACTACATAAAAATTTACCAGATATTTTTTTTATAGGTAGGCCAAAAACAGTTGATGCTATGTTATGTGGATAAATTTCACAATTAGATATGTCTATATATATTAATTTGTCACAACCTATAAGATTTATTGAAATAAAATCATTTCCAGCAAGTTGCAGAATTAACAATTTTGTAAAATATGCAACATTCAATTCTTCTAGTTGATTATTATTACATAGGAGATGATTTAAAGAATCTTTAATATTGGGGAGAAGAAGTTCTTTTAAATTATTGTTTGAGCAATCTAGAGTATTAAGATTACAACATTCTCTTACATCAAGATGCTTTAAAGAATTATTAGAACAGTACAACCTATTTAAATAGTTACAATTCATTAAGGTAAGTTGTACACAATTACAAGAAGTAACGTCTAATTTTCGCAATTCAATAGCTGAAAGGATAATATCATATATGCCAGGATCAAATGTATGACTATATGATTTTTTGTTTTTTCTAATTGTTTCTCCTATCATTAGAGAGACTTCGGAAGCAACGAACTTGATAATAATCTTTCTTTTCGTTTCTAAAGCTATTCTGATTGTTACAAGTCCAACACTTCCCATTAGCGGATTTGAGGAATCTAGTGTTTTCATTTTTAGATTATAAAGCGTGAAACTTATTATTGTAAGCCTCTGAAATCGCCAAACCTCATCTCTTACGATAATAACATTCCACGCTTTTATGTGGATGTTAATGAAGTAAATAAGAAGATGAGTAATTTTTGGCGATTAGAGACTTATTACATTCATTATTCTTAATTTCTATGTATCAAATGTCAGATCATAATTTCATTATTGAGTAAAAAAATGCGGACTGGGGCTTTCGCCAGTCTCCGGAATCGCCAAACCCCATCTCCTAACTACTAACCCACAGCCCGCAAATTTTATTGCGAACTATGAGTGTATTTAAGAGATTCATTAATTTGGCGATTTTTGAGACTGGCTACACTCCTTATAACTATATGTTATCCTTTTCCTAAATCAACCTTCTATATTTTAGTTTTTTCTTTGTGGAACAAATATATAAAAATCTTTAATAAACTTAGCTATTAGACGTAAAAAGTGGGATTATTCCGATTATCTGTATAGTTTTGGCTCGCCTAAGCCTTGTAGAGCAGAATTTACGCAATAATCCCACAAAAAGATTTACGTTTTAACTTGTTCTACAGATTTTATAAAAGGCGATTTGAACTAAACAAGCATCATCGTACGAATACGTTATTCAGAAGAACTATGAAAACTAAAATTCACTTCATTGTTAATTGAAGAAATCGGTGAACTTGTTTGATCACTTTGACTTGAATAACCATCCGGAGTACGTGCATTGATTTGCTGGCCTGACATTACTGACAAGTCATAACTACCGTCACTCCAAGTAGTAGTACTATTTGTTTCGTCTTGAACACAGTAAACTTCAACACCTTCAATACCACTACCGAATTCATCGGATACAACTCCGCTTACTTTAATTGCTGACATACTTGCCGTCAAAGTAAGTCCAAAACAGACGATGATTGCTATCATCAATCCTGTCAATGATAATTTTCTTTTCATAACCGCTAAGTTTAAATTAATATATACCTCAGAAAGCGAGGTTCTTCAAATTTAATATAATTATTTTAAAATTCAAAATTTATTTAAAACATATTTTCATTAAGTTAATATGTGCTTGCAATCAAAGTTTATTGTCAGGTTGTTTAGTGTTATCCTGAAATAAACGATTTATTAAATTGTTCACAACAGAAGTTGTTTCCTCATTTGTTTCTTTATCGCGCGCCGGAGGAACAATAAATTTTAATAAATTAATAAAAGCGGATACCCGTTCGGCAGGTTTCAATTTTTTTAAATCTTTCATTATACTATCAAAGTTATCATTTACAAACTTAGCAATCAGTTCTTTTGTTTCTGAACTAATTTTATTTTTTGAACCTTTAGGGCGTCCATTAGGATTATTTGTTTGTCCTTTCATTTATCTATAAATAGCTATTTTATCTCTATTTTGTATATATTTAGGCAAACGATCTATCTTGTAAAAAACAAGAATTTACAGAAGCTCCATTTCTATTAGATTGAATGCTATACTTGATTATTACCCTTCTTATTATCCATTCAAAGAAAGTCAAGCCCTCTATAAGTTTACTAATTTACAACTTGTAAGTGAATCTAATAGTTATTTCTTCACCAGTCGAGATGTAAATTATAAAAAGATGAAAAATAAAAATCATACAATAATGTTTTTAGTATTACTGACGATTATAACACTTCTTTGTTTTATCAGTTTTAGAGAAAATATTTTGTGTAGTGGTTTTTTTGGTTCAATTGTAAAAGGAATTACAGGTATTGGATCTTCCCTTTTTGGAGGAATAAAATCAGGTAAAGAACGCAAAAAAGCAGCAAAAGCATTAAAGGAAGCCCAGGAACAAATAAATCAAGAAAGAGCATTTAATGATACTCTTTTTAACAGAGAATATTATCAGGATTTTTTACAAAGATCAGAAAATCAAGCAGCCTTAAGAATGCTTAGAGAACGATTAAAACGTGAGAATCAAGCAACAGCACAACGGGCTGTAATTACTGGTGCTACTCCAGAATCAATGGCAAAAGCTAAAGAATTATCAAATAATACATATTCGGATACGGTTTCACGAATAGCAGCAAACAGTAGTAATGCTAAAGAAAATGTAATGAATCGTTATTTGAACTTTAGAAATAATCTGAACAAGCAGTTACAAAATGTTTATGGACAAAAAATGAATTTGCATAATCAGAATGCTACGCAATGGTCAAATTTAATGCAAAACGGTTTAAACAGTTTGACGGAATCTTTTGCAGAAGCAGATAATGGATTTTTAAGTAGTCTGTTTAAAAAGTAGTTATGGGACTTTTAGATTATATTTATAATGAGGGAAAAGGTGGGAATGAAGAACAACAAAATGAAAAATCGGTAGAAGACGAGAAGAAGTTATTGCAACTTAAACCCCCTTCTATGCCAGAAGAAGATTTTAAAGCAGCTTTGTCGGTCTTCTCCCCTGAACGAATTTCGGAATTATATAATGGTTTTGACCCTCAATCAACCAAACCATTTTATGAGCAATTGTATAAAGTAGTCAAAACTTCTCCCGTTGAGCCAGATGAGAAACGTTTACAGGCATCCCGTAATTTAGCTAGTTTAGGAGATGCTCTTTCTCTTATTATCCAATCTATTGCAGCTACACAAGGTAGTTTTATTGAAAAACGAGATCCTCGATTATCTGCTTCCCATCAAGCAGATTTAAATATTCAACGTTTGAAAGATGTTTATAAAAAAGATAAAGAAGTCTATGATAACGGATTGATCGGTGCGCAAATGAAAGATATAGAAGGAAATCAAAGTTTATATCAGCATGACCGGGCTGCACTATTGAATTTATTAGCAAAAATGAGAGAAGCTAATTTCCGCAATAAGCGTTTTATAGGAGAAATGAATTACCGGTATGATAAGTTGAAAAATGATGAGAAAGAACAAAAATTACGTATCCGTCAACTTGCTGCCAGTAATCAGCTGAAAAGAGAGAAATTAGATTGGGATAAAGCAAGACATCAACTTATACAAAAAGATACTCCTAAAGGTTATATTGATTTTTATAATAGTCAAACGGGTATGACTTATCGTGTTGCGGAGAAGAAATGGAAAGCAAATTATACTCAAATTTTTAATCAGATTAAGAATGATCTTTTTAAAATATATCCTCTTCTGAAAAGTGCAGAGAAATTGGGTTCTCTTAAACCTTCCGAAAAGGAAGAATACGTCAAACAGTTTATGTATGATAATCCTGACGCAATAGGTTTTTTGGAAAGCATCGCTGACAAAAAATTTCAAGACGGTACACCAATTCCAAAACCAGAAATACCCCAATTGACCGAGATTCAATTTAGAGCAATTTCGGCTCTTGCCCAAAAATACCAGAAAGATGAAATAAAAGCTTTATCGGAAATTGCAAATTTTTTGAAATCACAAGGTTTCAAGCAAGAAGATGTGAAAGCACTACTAAAAGCGATACAGGAATGACAGTTCTAAGTAATAAGATTTATGAATCTATCCGGTTAATAAGGAAAATGGAAAAAGTTGCGTTGCAATATTCCCCTTTCGGCTATCATGTTGCCTTTTCAGGAGGAAAAGATAGTCAAACAATTTTAGAGCTCTGTAAAATGGCAGGAGTAAAATTCAGAGCATTTTTTTATAAAACTTCTGTTGATCCGCCGGAATTGCTAAAATTTATTCGGACGAATTATCCGGAAGTAATTTGGCTAAAACCAGAACGTACAATGTTCCAATTAATTTTGGATAAAAAAATACTCCCCTTGCGCAATTGTCGATTTTGTTGTGAAATTTTAAAAGAACGTCGTGGACTAAACGAACTGACAATTATCGGGGTGCGTAAGGAAGAAAGTTATCGTAGAGCAAAACGGCAAGAGTTTACTATGGAATGTAAATATGGAGCTGATAAGTTGTTGCTTTCTATCATACTCGAATGGACTACGCGTGAAGTTTTTGAATTTCTAAGAAAAAGGGGTATTGAAATTTGTTCGCTCTATTCTGTATTTAAGCGAATAGGTTGTATTGGTTGCCCTATGAACAATAAAGCTCAGCGACGAGAACTTATGATGTATCCTTTGCATCGTAAAGCATATATAAACACAATCATAAAATTACGTAAAGTTGGACGTTATCTGGATTTTAGTGATGCTGAAGATGTTCTTAACTGGTGGTGTTCAGGTAAAAGCAAAAAAGTATATCTGGCAGAAAAGAAACAACTTCGCTTGTGGGATAATAATTCAGAATTAGCAGCTTAAACAACTTAAATATGGAAATAAGAAAATACACTCATGGAAGTCTTTTCTCTGGGATTGGAGGATTTGATTTAGGAGCAAAAATGTCTGGTATACCAACATTATGGAACTGTGAATATGAGGAGCATAAACGAAAAATTTTGAAAAGACATTTCCCTAACTCCTACCAATATTCAGATGTGTGTACGCTTAGTAATCCTCCTTATGTAGATATTATTAGTGGTGGATTTCCTTGTCAAGATATATCAATAGGAAATAATTCAAATAAAAATTTATGGAGAAATGGAGAAATCGGAATTAAAGGTGAACGTTCAGGATTATGGCGAGAGTTCGCCCGAATTATACACGAGGTTAGACCTTGCTATGTCATCATTGAGAATAGCCCACTACTTGCCAACAGAGGATTTGAAAAAGTGCTATATGATCTTACCCAAATCGGGTATGACTGTGAATGGCAATGTTTACAAGCTACCCAATTTAGCTACCCGCATCGGCGAGAAAGAATTTTTGTTATTGCCTACCCCAGCAAAATCAGACGCATATATCATTCTCAAATCTTCATGCCAGTTGAAGAAATATTATCAAAATGGACATCAAGACAAAACATTATACCAATGCCAATTAAACGGTTTAACTCCGAGTCAAACTATGAACGTGTACGAATGGATGATGGGTTTTCCACTGGACTGGACATTAGAAGAATAGAAGATTGTGGAAATGCTGTTATTCCCGAAATTGGAATGTATCTTTTTGAGTGTATCAAAGAATTTGATAAGGCTTATTCCAATGTTATTGAACAAGGACTATTAAATAATGAAAGTTTAAAAATTGCAGCTTAATTTCTATGTTATGCCTATTGACGTTACAAAGATAAAACCAAAAGCAGACCGGGAGGAAACTATTAATAACATCGTTGATAAACTTTTCAATCAAAATGATACATTATCACATACGGATCTATCCACTTCACAAGATAGCATACGAAATGAAGTATCAAAACCTGAAATTTCTTCAACTGGTAAAATGTTATACCATAGTTTTGGTCAGGACATTATTGTCGATGTCAGTGATAGAATCGATCCAGACGGATACACCGAAGTCACAGATTCTAAGAAACAGGTATATTTAGTTAAAGCAAATGAATTGAAGCCTTTGCCGGACGACTATTTTGAAAATGAGCAATCTGAACAAAAAAATGACCGGAAACCGGGGTTCTGGAATACTTATGTCGGAGATTTGATTGAACGATTTGGAGCAAGTGTATATCAATTTAATGGTGATCTGTATAATTTAGCAGATAAAACAGATAAGCTGCTAACTAAAATAGACCCTGTTGGTGGTGTGATTGCAGACATGATAAAAAAGAATTGGGAGCAAAAGCATCCAGATAAAGTATATAAAACTTGGTTACGTGAACAAGCAGACAATACTTACAGTTATGCGGATTTATTAAGGCAGCGAAGTGATCGGTATACGGGTAAAAATTTCACTGAATTAGCAAAAGAAGGCGATTATGCAGGAATGGTTGGTGAGGCATTTCTAACAGCTTCTGAAAGCCTAGCCCAAAGTATTGTGGCAATGGCTGGAGGTGGTTGGGGACTTGCCTTAACCGGAGCAACTGCCGGAGTACAAAAATACGATCAATTAGACCAAAGTCCTGAAACAAAGGATATGTCTGAAGCTATGAAAATTTATAACTCAGTAGCTACGGGCATTTTTAATGCACTTTTCGAAAAGTTAGGGGATGCAGCCATAGGAAGGGAGTTTAAAAGACTTGTTTTGAAACATGGGGCGGATGAAGCGAAAAGCATTGTCCGCAGTAATCTTGAAAATTGGTTGGATGGTATGTTTAAAAAATATGGTGTCTTATGGATGCCTGTTAGTGAAGGATTAGAAGAAGTTGCTACTCAAATCAGCGAGAATATAACAGATTATTGTACTGGAGCAACGGATAAATGGGATCCAATGGAAGGAGCATTGGAAAATTTTGTCTACGGTGCTGCTGGTGGAGCACAGTTTTCGATGGCCGGTGTACCCTTTGCTATTCGTAACCGGATCATAAAAAGCCAAAGCAGAAAAGCGTTTAACAATGCCAAAAAGAATCTTATAAATACATTTCCAAATGAAGATACCGAAACTTTTGTTCGTGGATTAACTTTTATGTCGCCTGCTGAACAAGAAATGACACTCGCAACGATTGCAAGAAGCGGAGCTTATGAGCAAGATCAAATTAATACATTAATAGATTTTACTGAAAAAGCCAATAAATACAAAGACTGGAACAATCTAAAAGCCGATGAGACAGATAAACAAGCTAAAAAAGAACTTGCAATACAAACTGCCTTACATGATTTTGACATTGCAACATCTCAAATTACAAATGAGGAGGGTTTTATACAGGAGGTTGTTCTTTCTGGAGAAGATAATCCCGTATACATCATTAAAGGAAATGTAGTCGTGACTGAGAATGGAACAGGAACCCTAATGGCAGATGTTACAAATTCATCTAAGGAATTGTTTTATAAAGATGAAGCCGGAGAAATGCAAGTCGTTTCTTCTTCGCGAATTGAGAGGATAGAGAATATTGTCAATGTTCTAACTATGCGAGAGAATCTTGAAGCAGAACTTCGCGAAGTTGATAATTCACCTGAACAAGAGATCGTTCAAGATGAAACTAATTTAAGTGAGCATATAAATAATGGCGATCCGATAGTGTACCGAAATTATAATGGCGACGAGATAGAAGGGACAGTTATTGATGCCTATTCTGATGCTGAAAGTGTTTTCTTGTCTGATGGTACAGTCGTTAATAAAAAAGATATTATACGTACTACTCCACTTCAAGATCAATCAACTTTAGAAAATAATCTCTCTAAAGGAGAAACAGGTATTTCCGAATCTTCTGTTACTTCAGAAATAAAAAATTTTGAAATTGAACCAGGATTAACTGCCTCATTACAAGAAGATGGAACATATATTTTAGACAAGACTTTTACAAAATCGGAATTTGATAAAGGGAAAAAGTTTATTGAGCGATTAAATGCGGACTATAACGGTGAAAATATTCATTTTGAACTAACAGAATTACCCAAAACAAATCCTGATAATCCTTTAGAAAAAACGAAGTTTGGGATTTTGGGGCGTATTGATCGACTTATACCTTCCATTGAAAATACAAATACCGATCAGGCAGAAATGTTGACGGATCTCAAAACAGCTAAAGTAACTGATAATAAAATTACACCTTTAACAGAAAATAAAGAAACTAGAGAAGCTATAAATGAAATCATAAGTCAGGAAAACGCAACAGAAGAGAATATTCTTGAGATTCCCGGTAAAGAAAAATTGAATCATGAGAAAAATACTCATCAACCAGAAAAAACGGATACAGAATCTAATCAGCCCAGAACCCATAAAAAAGTATTTGGTGCAAATAATAAGTTAGTAAGTCGCGAGCAATATGACGAATTAAAAAAGTTGTGGAAAGATAAAACGCAGGGGCAGCTAAATGTAGGGTTTGATCCGGAATTACTTTCTATCGGAATACAGATGGCTGCATTTCATATAGAAGCCGGAGCAAGAAAATTTTCGGATTTTGCTCAAAGTATGGTATCGGATATTGGTGATTCAATAAAGCCGTATTTAGTTGCCATTTATTTAGGAGCAAAGCACATGCCGGGGATGGAAATTATCGCTAAAGACATGGATTCTTCGGAATTTATTAGTATATTTAATGTTGATGAGACAAGGGCAAAGCAAGTAGCTACAGAGGAAGTTAAAGAACGCTACTCTCGCTACCAAAATGAATTAAAGACTTTATATGCCCGAAAAGAAGAATTAGATAAGACAAATGATGGGTTTGTCTTAAAGAAGCAAATTGCTGATTTAGAGCAATTAATACAGCGTATAGAAGAGACGTTCGGGAAATCCTTAGACGTTCCCGATGAGAAGGAAAATCTAAAAAAACAAATTAGAGATAAAGGTTGGGATGAAGAACATGTAATTATAGGAAGCCCTCCTAAAATTGTTCCGGAAAGAAATGAGAAAGTTGAAAAAAAAATTTTTAACAATTCTGAAGAAACAAGTGCCTCTATCCGGGATGTTATAGAGCGATTTCCTTTAAAAACTTATTCAATCACCAATATTACGCATGAAAGACCTTCAGTAGAAGTAGCGAAAAATATTAAAAAGGATATTCGTAAGTTTGTGAAAGCTTTACAAAGAGTCACAGGCTGGGAATTAAACAGGAATGCAAAAGGGAAAGTTGAATATTGTCGGGTTAATTTACCTCCTGCAGGTGGTGAAGCGACTTTTACAATATGGAAGTCAAATTCTAATTTAGGGATTTATGCTTCTATTGGTTATAAACTTAATGAACAATTTAATAGCTATATACCTGACAAAAAATTCACGTTCAGGGTCGTAAAAAAAGGAGAAAGTTCCGCTTATGAGCAGAACCTATTCTATACTACAGATGCTTCTGTTACTAAGATAGCAGAAGAGTTTGAGAAAGCAATTGATGATTATTTAAAGAAACTTGTAAATAGAAATAATGAAAGAAGAGATGACGGAATTGGAACCTTACCGGACTCCGGAAGCGAAAATCAAGGTATTGTGGATGCTCGAATGGATGCCAGAGGAAATATATCGGATGTACAAAGAGGACACTTTGAAGGATTATCTGGCGAAAGTAGTAAACAAGGCAATAGACGTGAAAGAAGCCGAAATGAAAACAGGAAAGAATTGGATAGAAGCGCAGGAGATTATGAACGAAACAGTTCTTTGCCCAATGAGAATGGAGCCGAAAGAAATGCCAGAATCATTGAGTTCGGAACAGATAGCGCAGATAGAGGTATATTTGAACATGCCCTTATAAAAAATAGTCGGAACTATGTTATCCTTGATCCTATCAACATAGTACCTAAAGGAGAAATAGCCAAAATCAAAGCTAACCTAGAAGTAATAAAGCTTTTAAAAAAAATTGAAAGCGAAGATCGGATTGCTACTAGTGAAGAACAAAAAAAACTTTCCCAATACTCTGGTTGGGGAGGATTGTCAGAAGTCCTCAATAAAGATAAGATACATAGTCAAAACTGGTCTGAGAAATATGGAGATTTTCATAAACAATTAACAGAACTTTTTACAGAAGATGAGTTTTTATCAGCCATAAACTCCACTATTAATTCCCATTATACACCGGGTCATATCGTTACTTCTTTATGGGGGCTTGCTGAAAGGTTAGGATTCAAGGGGGGGAAAGTGCTAGAGCCAGCAGCAGGATCAGGAAATTTTTTAGGGCTTATGCCTTCTCATTTAGCAAGTAAATCAATAATTTCAGCTTATGAATTAGATTCTATCACAGGACGTATTTTGTCACTACTGTATCCGGATGCTATAGTAAAAGTAACAGGGTATGAAAATTCAAAGGACAGAGCCTTTGATTTGATAATTACAAATGTACCGTTTGGCAAGATAGCACCCTATGATGCTTCCAATAAAGATTTATCAAAATTTTCTCTTCATAATTATTTTATTGCAAAAGGTATAAGGCAACTTAATCCCGGAGGTTTAGGAATATTTATTACATCCACCAGTACTCTTGATAATGGTGCTAGTGCTAAATTCCGGGAATGGGTCAGCAATGAAGGAAATGCTGATTTTGTTGGTGCAATCCGATTACCTAATAATGCTTTTTCACAGAATGCAGGGACTGAAGTTACTACTGACATTGTTGTATTCCGAAAACGGGATAACAATGGTATCTCTCCGTATAGACAGCCATTCCGGTACGCTTTGCCCTTAAAAGAAACAAAAAAACAAGATAATACACCAATTACGATAGATGTAAATGAATATTTTGTAGCAAATCCTGATATGATGTTGGGAGAACCGATGTTAGCCTATCAAGCAAACAAAGGGAAGTTATACAGTGCAGATGATTTTACATTGAAACCAAAAGCAGGCGAAAATTTATCACAAATCTTAAACGAGGCAATACAAAAATTCGCCACAAATATAACTGATACTCAAGCAGAGATTAACAGAAGCATGGAATTGGCAAAAGAAAGTGATAAAGAAGGTTCTCTTATTATTCGTGATGGTGAGATTCGTGAGGTATCAAATGGAGAATTGATAGTTCCACATTGGGTAAATGAATATATTACTAATATTAAAGGGAAACATGTATCAAAGCGTCAGGTCGCCAAACATTACATTGATGTTCGTGAAATAATTAATAATCTGGTAGATGCTGAAGTACATGGTAGTGAAGATATTGAAGAATTACGTAAACATCTAAATGAACAATACGACAGTTTTGTCGGGGAATATGGACAGTTTTACAATAATCTCAAGCTTCGTTTCCTTACTGATAATGACGTAGACTGGAGTAGTGTTTATGCTCTCGAAAAAATTGAATCAAAATATGTTGCCGACGGCAACGGTAAATTTAAACGAAAATTTTTTATTAAAAAATCCGATATTTTTTATAAACGGATTTCTTTTCCTGTTACTGAGCCGAATATAGCCTCGTCATTAGAAGACGCAATGCGTATTTCCGCAGCTTATCGTGGTAATCTTAATTTGTCCTATGTTGCAAAGCTATTAGGTGTAACAGAAGATGAGGCGAAAAATAAAATATTGGATAAGGAATTAGGTTTTGAAAATCCTGTTACGGGTTTAGTTGAAGACAAAGATAATTATTTGTCTGGTTTTGTCCGGACAAAATTAGATGAAGCTAAAAAAGCTGCTGAGATAGATAAACGTTTTACGGCAAATGTTAAAGCTTTAGAAAAGGTTATTCCTAACGATATTCCAGCCTCGCAAATTCGTTTTCGTTTAGGTACAACTTTTATTCCTAGTGAATATATAGAGAAGTTCATTAAAGATAAATTAGAAATATCTGCAACTGTACGTTATATTCCAACCCTAAACAAGTGGATTATAACTGACATTAATAATTCTCACAATGCTAAGAATAAAACTGTCTATGGAACAAAACGAATTTCAGGATTAGAATTAATTTATAAAGGACTGAATTTATCACAACCAATAATTTTTGACGTTTTCAAGGAAAACGGAAAAGAAATGAGGGTGAAAAATCTAGAAGAAACGGCAGTTGCACAAAGTAAATTATCAGACATAGAGGATGAATTTATTGATTATATATCAGGAAATGAAGAATTTATTAATGAAGTTGCAAGATTGTATAATGAGGGTTATAATGGATATAAAGAAAAACAATATACAGCACCTTCTTTTTTACATTTCCCAGGGGCAAATCCAGATATAACACTTCGAGAACATCAACGGAAAGCTATTCCCCGAATTTTACAGGAATGTACGTTACTAGCACACCAAGTTGGCTCTGGAAAAACCTATACAATAATAACGGCTGCAATGGAAATGCGTCGTTTAAAGATAGCGAAGAAGCCATTGATCGTAGTTCACAATCAAACAATAGAACAGTTTATTTCTTCATTCAAACTTTTATATCCAACTGCAAAAATTCTTTCACCGACAAAAAAGCAGACAGATGCTAAAAATCGGATCCGTCTTTTTAATCTAATCAGTTATGGCGATTACGATGCTATTGTTGTTCCACAATCGTTCATTACAATGATACCAGATAATCCGGAGCGACAGAAAGCCTATATCAAAGAACAAATTTCAGAATTAGAAAATTTATTAAATAATATTGACCCACATGAAGAAAAAACACTTCATTCTCAATTAAGTTCACAGTTAAAAGAGTTTCATGAAACCTTAAATAATTTGAATAAAGATTCTGCTGATCCAAAAGTAAAAACAACTAAAACGAAAGCGAACCAACAATTAGGAATAATAAAGCGAATATCCCGACAAGCAGACAGGAAAGTAGACGAAATACGAACCTTTGAACAATTGGGAGTTGATGCCCTATTTGTAGATGAAGCACATGCTTATAAAAAACTGGGATTTGTTACTAAGCTTGCAAATGTTAAGGGGATTGATAAAGGAGGAAGCAAGAGAGCATTCTCCATGTATATGAAAGTGCGTTATATACAAGAAGTAACCGGTAATAAAAATGTTGTTTTTGCAACAGGTACACCCATCACTAACACAATGGCGGAGCTATACACTATGTTACGTTATATTGCACCGGATATTCAACAGAAATACAATATCAAAAGTTTCGATGAATTTGCAACGACTTTCGGTGCCATTGAGCCCTCGTTAGAATTTACAGCAGCAGGATCGTTCAAAATAGTAGACCGCTTTAAAAGTTACGTAAATCTACCTGAATTACTTACTGCATTCCGTGCAAGAACGGATGTAGTTCTAACGGAAGATATAAAAGAGTTCAAAGAAAAAAATACTATACCTAAATTAAAGAATAATAGCTTTACTCAAATTATCATTAAGCAGAGCGACGGATTAAAAACGATTATGTGTGCCTTGCGTAAGCAACTGGAGGATTGGGAAAAATTATCTGGAAAAAAGAAACAGAAATTGCGACATATCCCTCTAGTTGTCTTTAATCAAGCAAAACAAGCAGCAATAGATTTACGTTTACTTAATCCAGACTTTCCCGATGATCCAGGGAGTAAGACAAATCGTGTGGTTTCAGAAGTTTTTAGAATTTATGAATCTACTTCATCTTATAAAGGAACACAGTTGGTATTTTGTGATATGTATCAATCTTCCAAAAAAAAAGAAGGCATTTTGAACTTTAATCTGTATAAGGATATAAAGCGCAAATTAATCGTAAAAGGAATTCCGGAAAACGAAATAGCAATCTTTACTGAATATAGTGATTCACAGCGAGAACATTTATTTGAACAAGTGAATAGCGGAGAAAAACGCATTATGATTGGCGGACAAACTATGTCAACTGGGGTAAATGTACAAGAACGTCTTGCAGCAGAACATCATGTTGATGCTCCTCCCCGTCCTATGGACTTTGAACAACGAAATGGAAGGGGTATGCGACAAGGTAATATGCACGCTGAAATGGGTATCCCGATAGAGATACTTACTTACGGTGTAGAAAGAACGTTAGATGCAACGGCTTATCAACGACTTTTGATTAAGCAAAATTTTATTAATCAAATGATGAAAGGTGAAAACTTAGGTAGAGAGATCGAAGACTTAGCAGCAGAAGATGACGCAAGTGATTTAAATTTCAATCAGATGATGGCAACGCTTTCAGGTAGTCAATATGCTATTTTGCATCAACAACGTAATTATGAGCTGAAGAAGTTAGAAATGGCGAAAAAGAATTTTGAACGTCGTCAGGTTGAGTTAAACCAACAATTAAAAGATGCCCAATATTTAATAACTTATTATAGAAACAAAATTGAAGAAGCAGAGAAGATACAAAAAACTGTTTCGCAGTTTTTTCCCGATGGTAAAATTAATTTGTTGAAAATTGATGATAAAATTTATACTGAAAAGTTTGGAGAGGTATTAGAGGCATTTTTTCAAAAACTCAGAGTCAAAAGTGTTAAAGATGCTTGCCAACATCATTATAAATTTTATTTAAATGGACATGAAAATCCGATAGTAATTCGATTGACTAGCATTGTCCATCCCGAATCTATCCAATATTCCTTTTATATAACTGATAGTGCAGATTCCCAAATCAGTTCAGAAATAAAATTTGGTCAAGGCTTTTTAACTTCTTTTGCAAAATTAATTGGTCGGGTAAAAGATAATCTAGCAGCTATTAAAGAACGACAACAACAAAATGATATAAAAATACCCATTTTAAAGGAAGAAATTAAAAAACCTTTTGATAAACTGGAAAAGTTAGAGAATCTAAGGATGGAAGTTGAAGAGTTGGAGGATAAGATGCAAAAAGAAGTGTTGAATGAAACGGGAATTGATACTAAAGCTATTGAGGAGAAAGAAGCAGAGGAAATAAACCTTGAAGAAACAATAGACGAGAATCTGGTCGAAGAGGCTGAAATTAGTGAAACACTTGAACGGATTATTCCGGATGCTCCTTCTACTATTAATAATAATGAAAGTAACGATGTATTAGCCTTACCTATTATTAAAACGAAGCATACTAAAACAGGTGCTGATCTATTTGTTGTAAAGTTAAGTAACAGGCTCACCCGGAACGATTTTATGCGTTTAAAAAAATCTGCCGGAAAATACGATGGTAAATGGAGTAATTTTACCAAAGGATTTAATTTCAATAGATCAGAAGATGCGGAGTATTTCAGAGAAGACGTAAATAGAAAAACTGAAAAAGGATATGATGTTTTATTCCGAGAAATAGAGCCAATAGAAAATGAAATCTTTTATTCTAATGCGGAACATGCAGTTATGTCTATTAAACAAGATAAAGCTACATCACTTCAATGGTTATCTATGTTGAAAAATAATGGGGGGTTGAAAGTTGGAGAAGATAAATGGCTGGGGTTATCAGATTGGTTAAAATCTGAAAATAACAAGATCCTTACTAAAAAAGATATATTAAGATGTATATCTCTTAATAAAATACCACTCTTTGAAACAGAACTTCAAGGCCTACCCTCAAAGGAATTCTGGAAGAAAAGTCAAGAAACTCCGGAGACAAAATATTACACTTTCTTAAAAACGGAAGAAGCTAATGTAGTGGCGCACCATCACATTAAAGATGAAGAGGATATAACTAAACTAAGAAAACGTATTATCGACGGAGAGGTTTATCAAGATGAATTTAAACAAGCTATTTCAAATAGAATTGCGGACATTGAGATTTATAATTATAATGACCATTATATTTTATACGATCCTAACATAGATTCTTATATTCTCAACCGGAATTATTTTGATAGTTTTGAAGAAGCGAGCAATGCTATTGCATACGGTCTTATCAATGATGTCCGATTAAAACACACTACAAAAGGTTTAGATTTATACAAAGAACTTGTATTAGTCGTTCCTTCTGTTCAAGAGTGGAATAAAGCGGATGCAATTCATTTTGGTGATGTAGCAGGTGGTAAAGCTGTTGTTTGGATTAGATTCGGGGATACGGTAGATAAAAATGGGAAAAAAGTACTTGCTATAGATGAAATACAAAGTCAACGTCACCAAAATGGGAAAACGAAGGGCTATGTGTCAGATTACTTTAACGAATTGGAGCAAAAGCAAGAATTTCCCTTTGCTAAAAAAATGCAGAATTATTATTTACAGAAGGTTTATGGTATTATTACTTCAACTCAGTATGACGAATTTATAAATAAAATCAATCAGGAAATTATTGAAAGTGGTTTAGATATTGAGACCGTTAATGATATATATAACCGATATTATACTGGTTTTGGTAAATGGGATTATATACCTGATGCTCCTTTTGAAAAGAATTGGCATGAAGTTGCATTCAAGCGAATGTTAAGATATGCAGCAGAAAATGGATATGATGTTGTTACATGGACAAAAGGCAAACAACAAGCAGACAGATATGATTTGAGGCAAAAAGTAGATTTTGTCCGGTGGAAAAATAAAGGAGATATTTATAATCTGGAATTGGATAAAAGAGGTGTGACTTATTTTTTCAACAATATACAGAAAGCCGATTTGGACAATTATTTAGGTTATGAACTAACAGAAGAAATCATTTCGTCATCGGAAAATTTCGGCACCATTGAGGGAAATGGTCTGAAGTTAGGTGGGGAAAAAGTAATAACTTTTTATGATAAAACTTTATTGGATTTTGTTCGCAAATACGTAAAAAAATGGGATTCTCAAATTAAAGATTTTATTTTACCAAAAGTAGAGGAAGCAGGAAGAATAATGTGGGGTGTAGAAATAACACCTGAAATGAGAGCAAGCGTGTTAACTGGACAACCGATGTTTAGAGAATCGGAAAATCTACAGAAAATTGAAAAAGAACAAATTATTCGGGAAATCGAAAGATTTAAGCGTCGGCTAGGTATTGATTTTACTCTAATCCAAAACCGAGGAGAGTTACCGCTTGAAGTATTTAAACGTATGAAGGAAGATAGTCGTTATCCTGGTGTTTTTATTCCCTCATCTGGTAAAGCTTACATTGTGTTGGATGAAATCGCAAGCGTGAAAGATGCACAAAGGTCTATACTGCATGAGTTAGTCGGTCACAAAGGCATACAAGGGTTATTGGGTGAAAATATAGGGCAGTTTAGTGAAAAGGTTTTGAGATCCATGAGTAAGGAAGCGAGGATCAAGTGGTTGAAACAATATAATGATAATCGTTTGTTGGCAGCACAAGAATATGTTGCTTCATTTGCTGAAGGGTATACGGAAATGACACAATGGAATAGGATCAAAGCTATCATACGGAATTTTTTCAGGCGTGTCGGGATTGATTTAAAGCTAACAGATCAAGATTTAATGTATTTGCTCTGGAAGGGTGTCCGGAAATTACAAAACCGGAGTTCTGTATTAGAAATGGCAAATTACGCCAAGAAGGACTATACCTATTTTCGTGAAGCGGAAACGAGTTATGATGTTCAATTGGATACTGCAACGGAATTGGAAATAGATCAAATTGAAAAAGTTAAGTTGCATAATTTAATTACATCCCATTCTTTCCGGTTTACAGAGGCCTATCAGGATCGTATGCTTGCTGTAAAGAAAATGCAGGATCTCATAGAGCAGAAAATAGAGCGAAAATTACCTGATTATATGAATGCTTATCTGTACGAAAATACTTTAGCTTCTAGGAATACTTATGAAACAGAGTACTTCAGGAATAATAATCTGCTTCCTTTAGTTAAAGCTATCGCTGCGTTGGAAAACCGAAGGTTGTCAAGGAGAGATATAGAAAATTATGTGATGCTTAAGCATGGATTAGAGCGTAATGAATATATGAAAAAACGTAAGGTGGATAAATGGTATATCCCAGAAATGAATAAAATCGAACTTACACGACAAGAAGACGGTGAAGCTATTTATTTAGAAAAAATGCGAGAGTTGGATATGGAACGCAAATTAAAATTGAAGGAACTAGAGAATACTGATTTTGCAGGAATTTCAGTAATAGCGGATGAAGTACCCGACGCTGATATAGAAAGATATATAAAAGAAATTGAAGAGCATCATCCAGATGAGGTGAATAATTTATGGCAAAGTATAAATGATGCAACAAACTACTCATTAAAAAAATGGTATGATTCTGGTATGATTGATCGAGATTGTTATTGTAAGATTAAGTCTATGTATAAAAATTATATTCCACTACGAGGTTGGGACGAGACAGTTGCACATGATGTTTTTGAGTACTTTACGGATAGTGGAAATATTTTTAATAGTCCTTTACGATCTGCTGAAGGAAGGCGTTCCCGTGCCGATGACCCATTTGCTTATCTCATTAACATAGCAGAAAGCTCGATCATAGGCGGAAATAAAAATTTAATGAAATTGCATTTTTTAAGGCTTGCTCAAAAATATCCATCCGATTTAATGAGCACGAATAAAGTATGGTATGAAGATTCTGGTAGTGTTGATGAGCAAGGAGAGCCATTATACGAGGCTGTATTTCCAGATTATAGTGATGATATTGAAAGGTACAGAAAGAACGTAGAAACTTTTAATCAAAGGATGAAAGTTTTGGAAGCTGAAGGTAAAGCTTATTCTAGCCGGAGTCGTTTAAATGTTGGTCTACGCCTTATTAATAGCGAATCAGAAGAACATATTGTTCGTGTACGCCAAAATGGGGAAGAATTTGCCATCCTGATACATGGTGACCCACGTCCTGCACAAGCAATAAACGGACTGAACGATGAGGAAAGGACGAATAATCGGGTAATAAAGGCGATCCGGACTATGAATCGCCAAATGGCTGCCAATTTTACAACGCGTAATCCGGCTTTTGTGGTTAGTAACCTGACAAGGGACCTGATTTTTTCAATTTCCACGTTGTCAGTCAAAGAAAGTAGTAAATATCGTAATCGTTTTGTCCAAAATATATATGCTGCCAGTGGAGCAGTACGAAGATATATAAATGGTAAAGCAGATTATAATAAACCAGAGGATATACTATTTAAAGAGTTTTTGGAAAACGGCGGAGAAACAGGGTATACAGCCCTTTATAATATTGAGAAATTTAAAAAATTAATTAACCGAGAAATAAAAAATACCCATCAAAATAAAATTTTAATAACCGGTATAAAAATAGTTGATTTCTTTGAGGCAGGGAATCGCTGGGCAGAAGATTTAAGCCGTTTCTCTACTTATATGACAAGTCGTCAAATGGGACGCACCGTATTAAAGTCCGTTAGCGATGCAAAAGAAGTAACCGTTAATTTTAATAGAAAAGGCAGTGGTGCGTATGGTGCCCACATATTTCGTAGCTTATACCTTTTTTTTAATGCTGCAGTTCAATCGCTGGCAAATGTGACTGGAATGGCTATTAAATATCCGGGACGTACTGCCAGCCTTGTCGCTACATACGCGGCGATGGGAGTAATTGTTCCTACTTTGTTAATGGCTCTGGGAGGGGATGATGCTTTAAAAGAGTATTTAAATTTGCCCGACTATGTCCGTAAAAATAACCTATGTATTTATCTTGGGAAAAAGCATGGATTTGTTACGATTCCCCTACCCATTGAGTTAAGAGCACTTTTTGGCTGGGGAGACAGTGCATTCCGGTATATGACCGGAGATGCTTCCGGAGAAACAGCCTGTGGGGAAGTAATTATGGGAATGTTAGACCTCCTGCCTTTAAATCCTGTTGGGGGTGATACGCCTTTTATACCAGACGCTATGAAGCCTATTGCACAATCTTATTTTTATAACCGGGATTTTACGGGGCGGCCTATAGCCAAGGTGAATGAAAATAATAAGTATTTGCCTGAATATCAGCGAGCATACAGAGGTACAGGAGGATTTTTCGTAAAAAGTTCCGAAGTATTGAATAATTTAACGGGTGGTGATTATGCAACTCGTGGAGGATTAGATCGTGTCGGGAATGTCCTATCTGAATTGTTAAATACTGAAGTCAACGTTACAAATCCGGCAGCCTTAGAACATTTGTTTGAAGCTTATTTGGGAGGAACTTTTACAACAATAAATCAGGCCATGAAAACTTTATATGATACCGGGGAGTGGGCTGTAACAGGAACCAATACTATAGAGGCACGACAAATTCCTATTCTGAATCGTTTTTATAATACCGGAAGTATTTATAGTAGCCAGGCTAAAATCAATGAAAAATATTTTGATGCACTTGATGAATTGAAAGAGACAGAAAGCCGCCTCCGAAGGTATAAAGAAGGAATGATGAGCGGTAAGATAGATATAGATAAAGCGTTAGATAGCTATAATCAGTTAATAAAAGAAGGTAAAATAGAAAGAGCAGAGATTATTAAATATTATTCCAATGAAATCCGGAAGATCGATGAGAAAATTTTGTCTGCAGTTTTAAGTGAATCAGAAATTGACGAGATAAAAGAAGAACAATTTTTATTGAAAGAACAGATGATAGAAGAATTAAGAATAATTCAATAATTAAAATAATGTACTTTTGTCAAAATGATTGCATACGGAATATATCAAACAATTTCTGCTTTCCGGAGATTTGGAAAATAAGAAAGCTACCAAATTTCTTAGTAGCTTCTTTGTAAAAGAGTATATAATATAGGGTTATCCTATTTTAATTTCTAAGCCAAGAGCGTGTGAAATTTGTAAGAATGTAGAAAGTTGCATGTCTGTTTCTCCTCTCTCTAGACGAGCAATATAAGAACGTTCACGACCAATCTTATTTGCAAGTTCTTCCTGCGTAATGTGTTTATTTTTTCTTGTACCCCTTAATATTTCTGCATAGTACCATGCCATTGCTTTAGCATTAAATTCAGCCCTTTGCTCACTACCCCGCTCTCCATACTTTTCCTTCAGAAGATCTTCTCCAGTGGGCAGTCCTTGTAATTTTTTAATGTCTATCTGTGTCATAAGTTTAGATTTTCAATAATGGATTCAGCAATTTTAATTTGTTTGTTGTAATCTTTTGTTGATTTCTTCATAAATCCATTTAAGAATAAAATGTTTGTTGCATTTATAAAGTTATCGTTATCACAACAGAGTAATATAACTCGATATTCATTTTGGGCAGAGATACGAAGTTCATAAAACTGAGTTCCTGATAATTTTTTTACTAATTTAGTATTGATTACCCGAATAGTATCCAAAACTACTAAAGCGTGGTCGATTTTGGCCTGAATTTTATCATCAAGACTATTATAAAATTCGTCAAACTCTGGTGTTCTAATTATATTTCTCATAACAAAGGTAACTAATAAGATACAAAAAACCAAATTGAGGGCATAAAGATTTACGAGTATAGCATTTTTTTTGATTCTAACATAATATTTATGATAATTTTATTTTATCCTTATATAGAAGCCTCACCAATAATTTTCTTTTTATGATTACGAGAAGAAGTTATTTTCAATTGCGGAAGTGGGAGATCAAAACAAATGTAAAGTCCAATCAGCCGAGTCATAATAATATCATCATGTTGTCCCTCAATTGCCCCGAATGAGCCATTAGGCTTTTTTTCGTACCATCTGGCTTCATTACAAGCTTGCTGATCCCGTTCAATGTAACCCTGTTCTCGTATAATTGCTATAAAGTTATCTATTATAAGTGGTTTTGTTGATTTATTCGTGTGAAATCCCCATTTAGCAGGAATTCCCTGACGTATTTGGTCTGCAGGAGTGCGGGAATACAAATTTGTATAAAAATTAGCAATTGTATCATAGATGAATTCTGTATGGTCTCCGTCTGTCTGTTCTGTTTCGGCGGTATTACTTTCAAAAACTAATAAAGCATTATTATAAAAAGTTGCTATTTGGGTTGAAGTCCAAGCTAAAATATCGTGATCTATGTGTCCGCGCCATTGCGCTACAACTTCAGGTTTGCCTCCAAACATTAACCAGTAACGATCTATTACTGTAATAACTGAAAAATCAGCTTTTTTAGAACGTCCTCCGGTATCCACAATGACGAGATAACGGTATAATATTGTTTGTGTTTTATCCGGAAAAACCCATATTTTAAATTTACCCTTAGAATCGGTGGCAAATTTAAGATTCTGAAGTATACATTTACGGGATTGTGGGTTTAGTTTTGCTCCAGAAGCAGGTGCATCGGCAATTAATTCGCCCATAGCTTCTGGTTCACGACATTCTTTCCGAAGCTTTTCAATGTGTTCCACTTGGAAGACAGACTGGCCTGAATGTTGAAAAGCTTCGATGTCATCTGACGGGAATTCCTCTTTCATACTGGAATCAGAAGGTTGTTCTTTTCGTTTAAGACGATACCAGTTGATTGCTTCAAGAGTTGCCCCTTTTTCCCATAAAAACCATTCATAATCACTCATTGAATGAATAAAATCTTCGTATGGAAGGTCAAGCGGTTCAGAATATATGTCGATTTCAAACCAAGAAACAAATACGGAAAGAAATGCCGAGCATTTTTTTTGGGCTAATAACCATTGGGTATGGAAAAAGTTACCAATCCCTTTTGCTGTACTTTCATAAGCTATTAATGAAAAGGGTACTCTTGCTACAGCGGAACTAACAGATCCGATAAGCTCTTCAGGACGATTCCCTTCAGTATTCGGGAAAAATGCAACTTCACTATAATGTACCATTACTGCGTCCTGAGATCGAACGCTATTGGGGGTTTCAGCGGAACCTACTGTAATGGTGCATCCTCTTGTGGGGATATATTTTATGTTGTCGGTTCGTTCATAAGGCTGTAATTCAATTTTTTCTCCACTGAAGAGCGGGTAATTTATAAGTGCATTGCTAAACATTCCACGAATGTTTTTTGCTGCATCTTTTGTGTGTGCACAGATACAGGAATTCCAATTCTTTTTATGAACCAGTTGTATCCATAACATATAGAGCTGAATAAGTGTGCTTCCCCCCCATTGGCGGGCTTTTAATAATATAATCCGTATTGGTAAGCCCGCTAAACGTTGTGTCTCTATAGCTTTGAGTAATTTACGTTGACCTCGATTCAGTATAAATGGAACGTACTTTTTTGAAATTTTATCTTTAATACTCAAACACAGAGCAGCATAAAATTCAAAATCGTATTTAATGCGAATTTTTACCCAATTAATCATAAAAAGATTTATTGCTTCTGTATCGGCCTTAATACCATTTTTTTCAAGGTATAGACTTATTGTCCCTGCTTTTGCTAATTGTTGACAAAGAGGAAATTCGTCGTACATTTTTTGGGGAATAAACTGAAGAGGAAAGGGAGCATCTGGAAGTTTGAGAAGGGTACGCGGGAATGTATCAGAACCCTCTCCTGTGATCGGATCATACGGAAGCTTAATTATATCAAGCCGGTATTGATTTTCTGCTATGATACCAGAGATGTTCATCCTTTTTTATGAGAGATAGAATTTTCTATAATTCCGACTATTGTACCAATAATGAATGCGTATAAATGGTTGAGATTATTTATATGAGGATTAAAGGCAAGAATAACAGCGGAAGTGATAATTGAAAATAACCAAATAAGGTATTTTGACTTGTTAATAATTTTCAACTTTTTCCCACAGATTGATAGGGTTATGTATATACCTAAAAGTGCAAACACCATTCCGGAAGCTCCAATTGTAGGGTGTAGTTTAATTGATGCATAGGAAGCAATTACGGCAGCAACATATACGTAACCATAAAGAAAATATTGAGGTATCACTTTCTCTAGCATACGAGCGAAAGAGATAAAAGAGAAAGCGTTCAGGGTCAGATGAAGTATATTGGTGTGTTGAAACATATAGACGAAATGAGTGTATTCGGGAGTATGCTGTGCATATCCTATATTTATCCCTGATAGATAAATAAGGATGAATATCAATAGAAATAAATATTTCATTGTCATCAGGATTTTAGAAGAGAATAGTATAAAATGAAAGCTGATTCTTTGGAAATGTAAAAACGGGGAGCAGGACTATAGATAATATTAGATAATACTTTTTTTAACGATTGGTCTTTTGTAAGTTTTATTTTTACTTCTTTCAAAATAGTTGTATACATTTCTTTTTTAAGGTCGTTTCTGAAAAGTACTTCTTTCCCTCTTAACATTTTAGAAATAATCCTTAACGCCTGCTCATAGCTCACATAATACCTTTTCGCTTGAGAGTGAATAGTTGCCTGTATTAATACATCTCTTGAAAGTTGTATAGCCTGTTTTCCATAAGACCGAATGACGTTATGATAGGCATTCATAAAATCTACATCTCTTTCTTTTTTAAATTCCAAATACATATAGAAATAGATTTATTTGTTTATATTATAACAATTAATTATTGTGAGTATACAAATATTTATTTAAAAAACAAATATTTATTAATTTACAACAAGGATATACAAGTGGAAAAACTTTTATTCGTAGGTAAGAATTACAAAAGAAGCATTATGGAAGAAAATGAAATGAAAGACAAAGATCAAAGTTCTCAATCCGCCGCAAATGCAAGAGAAGAATATTTGAAACGAATGAGAGAGAGAATGGGTGATGAAATCGATTGGGAAGGAGATCCGGAAGCACGGTATAATGCTTTCCGGAAATATGATGACGAGCAACAAGCAACGTTAGGAAAATATCAGGAATCCAATCAGAAGCTTTCGGAACTGTTCAGTAAGAATCCCCGCTTTGCCGCGATGATGTCGGATATGTTAAAAGGTACAGACGCCAGTGTAGCTTTTGTAAAATATTTCGGTAAAGAGGCTTTGGAGGCCTCTGGAGATGAGGAGAAGCTAAAATTAATAACAGAGGCGAATCAAGAATATTTAAATCAAGTGGCCGAGTCGGAGAAATTGCGGAAAACCCAGGAAGAAAATTTACAAAAGTCGGAAGAAGATATAAGTAGTTTTCAACAGGAAAAAGAATTGAATGACGAAGATTACGGGAAATTTATTGATTCTGTTTATCATGTAATTGAAGATGGTTTGGAAGGCCGTTTAACCAAGGAGTTTTTGCAAATATTCTGGCAGGGACTAAATTATGAAACGGATATACAGAGTGCTTTAAAAACCGGAGAAATCGAGGGGAAAAATCAGAAAATAGAATTAGAAAACCGAACGCAAAAAGGTGATAATGTACCCAATTTATCCAGTAGTAATTTAAGTAAGAAGAGTGAAAAAAAGTCTCTCCCACTGAATAAGAAAAAAGATTTTTTTGATGATTTTCCTATTGATTAAATTATAAAATGATGAAAAAAATGATTTTAGAATACAAGGCAAGCAAGTGGTTATTTCCTGTGTTAGTAATTGGATTAAGTGGAGTTTTGTACATTTTAGGAAATGCCGGAGTTTTATGTGCTGCCGGAGCTGTAAGTCCGGCCGACGGAGGAGTAATCCGGACTGGTGAAGATAATTCTGTTGCGATGACGCGAACGGATGTAGATCAATTGATCTTGGACGAAATAGATAAAAAGGTACAGAAAATACGTCCGGTTGCAAATCCACTTGATACTATTTCCAGATATATATCAGATATAAAGAGATCAAGTAGTCAGGTGGTCCGGCATTATGCGATAGATGTATTACCTCCTGATGCCACTGTTTTTACAGCTATTACCGAAGGGAATATTCAAGTTGTCTTGCAAACATCAAATAATGATATGTTTAGTGTAGACGAGACGGTGATGGTTGAAAATGTTTATGGCTTTAAAGAAGATGGAGTGACTGTTGCTAATGAATATCTTGTATTATATATAGTAGAAAAAGATGCTTCTGGTGGTTTAATTGTGAGAGCAGTAAATGGTGAGACTTGCGGAAATATTGAAAATACCATTCCGGCAATCTCAAAAGGTACGAAATTGATCCGAATGGGGCGTGCCGGAAGCGAAGACCAAATTACTACTCCTGCTTATGCTTCAAACCCTACTCCTACAGAGCAATATTTACAAAAATTTATGGCACAAGTTGAAGAAACTACTTTGCGCAAGATGGCTGAAACGGAAGTGGAATGGAATTTCACAGACATGGAGGAAGAAAGTTTATATGATATGAAGTCCGGGATGAACCGTTCTTTCTGGTTAGGGGTAAAAAGAGTTCGTCGTTATCCGAGTAAAAAGGGGAAGGACACCTATTTTACTGGAGGGATCTGGTGGCAAGCTGGGAAACAGTTTGAATATGGAGTTGATGCTGATAATTTGCAGTTTGATGAAAAGATGTTGGTAGAATTAATGAAGGTCGCTTTCACGGGTAATGCCGGAAGCCGACAAAAAGTCTGGATTTGTGGCTCAGATTTGATTGAAAATCTCGAAAAGATAGAATATGTAAAAATCATTCGAGTCGGTGCTTCTCATCAGGCATACGGGCTTGTTTTCGATTCCATCAAAAGTAAGTTTGGTGTGCTTTGGGTTGTACACGATGAATCACTTGATAGTATGGGATTCGCAAAGTGTGGAATGATTATTGACACTGCTTGTTTGCGCAAATGGACAATGGGCTGGAGAGTTGAAAATCATGATCTTGTGAAAGCAAGTATACGGGATGCGGATTCACGTTGGTTTTCAGAAATTTGTGGTTTAGTGCTTCGTAATCCGAAAGCACACGTGATCGTTATCCCTACCAAATAATTTGCATTATGGGAAAAAGAAAAATTTATCAAGTTTGTAATGGGGTGGAATTGAGTTTTCCGGCTTCAGTAAATGGGAAAAGAGTTTTAATCACATTTCAAGGAGAAGATACAAGCTTTTCGACCATAAACGAAGAGATACAAAAACGGATTGAAAGTCGTCCTGATTTCGGTTCAGTGATAAAATTAGTTAACGAAAAATATGAAAATACGGGGAATTCTCCAACAAGTGAAAATGTTCTGAATGATGGTAAAGGTATTAAAGAAAAGATTATAGAAAATAATCCAATAAATGAGCCAGAGGATCGAAACAAGTCATATATTGAAAATGATACTTCAGACTGGCAGATAGCTAAGGAATTTTTACGTTCAGAACCTTACAATATACCTTATCAAGCTTTAACGACGCCGGAACGGATTTTGTCAAAAGCAGAAGAGGTAAAAGTACATTTCCCTAATTTAATTATTCTTTAATGTTTCTATAGTCAAGCTTAATTCTGTTACTATCTTATTTGCTATGAATAAAAAGGATTATATAGATGCAGTATTGCTCCGAATGAACGAAGCAAAACTAAGTCAACGGGAAGGTTTTGAATTTGAAGGAGGAGATAACTCGGAGGTTGTCAGACATATTGAAGGAGTATATACAGATGCCTGGAGAAAATGTGCCGAAATTGTTCCCGCATCATGGCTTCAGGTGACAGATTTTTCAGAACATCCCCAAGCAAGAGCAGATGGAAGTGGATATTTGACAATACCAACAGATTGGTATAAGCTATATGTCTTTAAAATGAAAGGATGGCAAAGAGAAGTTTATCGGGTAGCTGAGGAAAATGATGAGATCGGACGTTTACAGTTTAATCCTTATACACGAGGGACATGTTTGCATCCTGTTTGTGTGTTGGGCTTTGGGGAGAATCAACAACGTATTATAAGTTATTATTCTTTACCCAAAGGAAGTGTACATGAAGTGGAAAAAGCTTTATATATTCCTCTCTGTACGGGATTAGAAAAACTAAATGAACAGGCAGAATTAAAGCTGGATAAACGATTAGAACAAGTCATTTGTTATATGGCAGGCGGACTTGTTTACCGCATTTTAGGGGATACCAATAGTTCACAATTATTAGAGCGCGAAGCTATTGTTTTAGTACATGGCTTTGTATTGGAAAATGAAGACAAAAAGAAAGTATGAGTTATGAAGTAAGGGAAAGCAGAAGCAAAGAGAGATTAACTCCCAGTGAAAGAAGGGCTTTAATCTATGAAAAAGAACCTGTCAAAGACATCGGTGAGTTATGGGAAAAATATCCGGAAGGCGGTCATCCCGGTTGGTATTGTCTTATCATAAATAAACACGCTTTATACGGTTGGGATGAAAATATTAAACAATGGAGAGAATTAGGAGGAGACTTAATATATGAAAAACACAATAAATGTACCGGACAATTATTGCGTTTTCTTGAACCGGGTAATTATAGCGAAAAAGACGGTATTATTAAAGATGAAGTTGTAGTAGTACCTCTGGATGCAGGAGATTATGTATTTTTTGATTCATGTTATATACGAGAACGGCAAAATCTTATTGTGAATGAAGATGAAGTCGGACAAGTAGTGTTTTTATGTAAGTCGGGCAAATGGGAAAAATTATTGTTACCCATATTTGATTTTATACAAAATGCTCTTTTGCAGTTTCAGCATAATCGAGGCGTTGTTTTTCAAGATCCTAATTTGGTCGAATTTATTCCGGAAGTGAAGGAAGGTGATTATGTATATTATAAGGACAAAACAGATCGTTTCCCTATAATGTGGGTGTATACAAGCCGTATTTGGAAAAAAACGTTAACTACTATGCCCACTGCAGAAATTATAGAACTGACCGAGTATGCCAGACATGGATATAAAAAGGGTGAAAGACAAAAGAGTTTGGCTGAAGTTGAAAAAGAAATAAGCGGAATGATCGGAAATGTTGACGGAGGGAATGCCAGCTCATGTTATGGTGGATGTATTACGGTAGACGGGGGAAACGCAGAAACAGAGATGTAATTAAAAATATCGGTTATGCAAAAAGTGCAATTACGTGGAGATACCTTAATAAGGTGGTTAAAATATAATCCCATTCTTTCAGAACGAGAAATAATACTTGTTGCTACAGACCCGAATGAGCCAACTAATTACAATATGTATAAAATTGGTGACGGACGACGCCGATTTAATGCTCTTCCTTTCCGCGGATTACCTGCAATACAATGCAGAGGCAACTCTCAAACAGATGTAATGAGTCAGAAAGCCGTCACTGATCAATTAATTAAATTAGAAGAGACATTAAAGGAAGTAAAGATTGAAATCGCGGGCTGCAATAGTCATAAACAAAATACAGATAGCGGAACAATTCAACGCAGTTTTTTGATTAATAATATTCTACTGAAATGTTGCTGTAATGGGCTTGTGGTAAGAAATGAATGTGATTGTGAATATGCGGATTTTACGGTAAGAGACTTATATATTAAAGGCAAATTGTATTGTGAGCATGTTGTGGAAGCGGAAGTTGAGCAAGTGAAAATTAAAAATAATTTGATTATTCTAAACGATGGAGAGACGCATACCGGAGTGAAAGATGGTTTTTCAGGAATTGAGATAGATCGGGGGACAGAAGAACATTTTTTTCTACTATTTGAGGAAGAGACAAAGGGTTTACAAGCAGGATTCGGTAGTCAACTCTTTGGAATAATGTGTATGGATAAAGGGTTTCAAAACGGGGATTTAGCCCAATGGGACGCAGAACAAGGGATGTTTGTTGCCTGTAAAAATTTAGATAACGATTATATGCGAATGAAAGGCCCCTTTCACAATGGTAGTTTTCCAGTATGGGATGCTGAACAAGAAATTTTTGTGGAACAAGTTGCCGAAAGTGGGAAAAATTATATGAAAATGTTAACTCCTTTTCAAGAAGGAGAAATCCCAATATGGAATACAGAACAACAATTGTTTGTTCCGGGAAGTGGGTTACCAGATAATGTAATGTTGAAGGGAGAAGGTTTTGAGGATCGGGACGGTGTTGTGTGGGATGAAAGTCATAAACAATTTGTGCCAGGAATACCTTTCGATCCATTATGCCTTAGAAAAAATCGAATTATGGTATTGTCTTCCCTACCGGTCGTCGGAATGGAAGAGGGTGACATCATTATTTTGGATAAAAATGCAGCTACTCCTCCTAATACAGCGGAAGAATTAAACAAAAAAAATCCCTATTTAATGAAAAGTGATATTGTAGATAATGTAAATAGTGAAGAAACACAGAAAGTATTGAGTGCACGTATGGGATACGTTTTAAGTCATTCAACTCCGAGTAGCGAAGGTTGGGGAACAAACGAAGATTTTGTAAAAGGTTTTGAAGAAAATGCAGGAAATTTATTTTAATTAATATTATTAGTTATGGCAGAAGTAAGGAATGTAATGCAGGAATTGGGAGCTTTCCTTGGGGGAAAGTTTGCAAAAATCGGAAATGAATTTGCTCAAATTGGCAATGCATCGGCCGAGTATAATTCATTAGGGAAAATAGAGGCTATTATAAAAGCCTTGGATATAGTTGTTAAAGGAACTGAGGGAAGTGAAGAATTTGATACCTTAACTAAAATCAGCACTTTCCTCAAAACCAATAAAACAGCCATTGCAAGTATCGGCAGCAAGATGAATAAAAGTGATATAATTAATGCCTTAACGGCATCTGATACCACAATTAATCAAAGTAAGGCTTTGGCTGCTCCGCAAGGTAAAATATTAAAAGATACGATTGATACTTTAACCCTTAACGTTAATCAAAAAGCCGATGCTTCAGCGATTTATACAAAAACTGAAATCGGCACAAATGCAGAATTTACTACTGCATTTAATACAACGGCTGGATCTTTGTTTAACTCTTAATGTTGGAGATATGGCAGATAGTATAATGGAACAATTGGGTGCGTTTATTGGTGCCAAACTGGCAAAATTAAAAAAAGTTGCCTTTAGTAATAATTATAATGATCTGGATAATAAACCCACCATACCTACTGTAAGCTCATGGGCATTACAAAAAGAAAAACCGAAATATACCGCTTCAGAGGTAAATGCTATTCCGACCAGCAAAGAAAGCGATTTACTGAAGAAAAGCCGGATATTTAAAACGAAACCAATGAACCCTGAAGAAGGTGATCTTTATATAAAAGTATAATTATGGAAGAGAAGCAAGTAGAGGATATATGTATCTATTTAAAAGGTGAATTTCTTTCATGGAGAGATCAGTACTTTTTTATAGAAAATGAATGGAATCGTTTTGGTTCAGGGAGCGGTATTTTTTATGAAGGAACTTGGCATGTTTTAAAAGATTTACAATCGCAAATGGAAATATTTTTGTTGTATTGTAAGCAAGAAAATATTGCTGTTGGAGAATTATTTCCAGTAGTAAATAAAATCAGTTTTTCTGAAGCAGAGGATTCATTTTCAAATGGTTTATTTTTTTATCACCCCGATGGGAATTTATATATAGTATGTGGTGAAAATATCAGGGTCGTTACAAAAGTAGATCTATTGCCTTATTCAAAAACACTCCCTCCAATTAGTAGTTTACCGACTAATAATGGAGACGTACCAACATCACAAGGCGATGGGTCAATATATACCGAAAGAGATGATAATCCTCAAATTGGGGGTGGTATAGAAAATCCTGACCCCGTTGATCCAGTTGACCCTGAAGACCCTTCAGCAGAATTGAAAACTATAAGTGTTTCAGACCGGATCATCGTAATGAAATGTACAGAAAGTTATATTTTGGTTAAGTACTCGTTTATCCATGATGATATAAAACTTGTAAAATTTAATAACCAATGGGAGGTTATTGGAACATGGACATATACAGGATCTTCCTCTTCTACTTCACGCATAATAAAGGGTGACTTTTGTGAAGCAGAAGGAAGAATATATTTAGCTTATATCCGGGATAACTACGTTTATGTAAAGGGATTGAACTTAGATATTACCTCCAATGCAATTTTTATGGAGGACGTTTCTTCCCGACTTTTATTTGAAAGTCCGAAAATAAGTACAGGAAGTGTTTTTTGGGATGATCATTACAATAATGGAAAAAAGCTTTCTACAAGAGAACTCCTGTTTGTATATATAACCGGAATCAGTTTAGGAGTACCTAAGCAGCAATTACGAGCAGTTATGTATTCAAATCTTCTGAATACAATGCGTGAGATCGGTATGAATGAAAATTTAAATTTTGATGAACAAAATGGGTTTATGTCTCCTATTTGTTATGAAAAATCTGGCTTTTATGTTTTATCTGGAGACAAACTATCCCAATATACTTTAACCTCTGGAAGGGATAGTGCGGTGTTAGAAAAACAGTTTGTGTGTAGTTTTAATTTTACAGAGCGTTATTTTGCACAGGATCTGAGTGATAATTATAATGTATGGGAGTATATAGGTGATAACTATAAAATGCTGACCTCATGATTCAGGAAGTCAAAAATATTATCTACACGCTATGCTGCGTTTTAATGGGTTATATAGATCCTGTAAAAAACGTTGTGCAAGTACTGGCTTTTTTATGTGTTTGTAATTTTTTATGTGGTTTGGTTGCAGGACTTCTTTGTAACCGGGAAAAGTTTTCATTTAAAAAGGCTTTTCATTGTTTTATAGAAGTTGCCATATATGTCATGATCGTTTCTTCTATTTACCAAATCGGAGACACTTTAAAGGATGAAGTAGAAGCAACCTATACGGTCAAAATCGTAACGTATGTGATGCTCTATTTTTATAGTAAAAATATTCTTAAAAACTTAGTCCATTTATTTCCTAAAAATCAGGTTTTTTATTGTTTGGATTATTTATTAGGATTGGAGTTTGTGAAGCATATTCCTCATTATTCTGAAAATTTGAAATCAAAAAACAAAGATTATGAAAATCATTGAAGGAAGAATCAGCAGCCCTTTTGGAGACCGGATACATCCAATTGAAAAGAAATTGAAATTTCACAATGGAATTGACATTGCTTGTTCTATTGGTACACTCATTTATTCTCCTATTGAGGGGAAAATAATGAAGGTTTATTTTGACCCGTGCGGAGGAAATACCTTAATTATTGGAGATGAAAATAATATGCGTTTCGGTTTTTGTCATCTTAGTAAAGTATTTTTTCCAGAAGGCACCAGAATAAAAAAAGGTCACGCCATTGCGGAGAGCGGAAACACTGGGAGGATAACGGGAGCTCACGTACATTTTACAGTTAAGGAAGACGGCCAATGGCAAGGTAGTGAATATGTCGGTGGTAGATGGGTTAATCCAGAGAAATATTTAGAATTATGAGATTTGTTATCATTATAGGGATAATTCTGGTTTTATTGAGTTGTAAGGCTTCCAAAGTGTTTACAGACAATTCCCAAACGGTAATGACAGTTGACAGTAGTTGCATTAAGAATAGGCAACTAAGTATTGATACGAGTTTAATCAATATCCTACATCAGAAAGAATTAAAGGAGTTGATTATCCACTATTATATGTTATTACCCGACAGTTTACAAATAACAGGTAAGCCAAGAGAAACATATCTTTTTAAAGAAGAGATATACCGGGAAAAAGTTGAAAATAAGAATACTGAAATCCAGAATAAAAAATTGGCTCAAACAGAGCGGGATAGTTCTTTTGTGCAGATATATAAAGATGACCAAAAGGCTATTGTAAATGAAGAAAAAAAAAGATTTTCAAATAATTGGTTCATTCTCCTCATTTTTATTGTATTATGTCTGATAGTTATCCGTGGGAGGAATCGGTATTAAATTAAGGTTATGAAAGTGATAAGAGTATTTCCGCGAAAAACAAGTGCGACTCCCGATGATAGTAGTGTAAGAATAAGGACAATGCCAACATTATTCGATGAAGCGGATGAGGTTCACATATCTACCACATTCACATGGGATTTACAATGGACAGAGAAAGCTGTAAAGCAATGGCGGGGTGTAGGTCGTGTAAAAGTAGGTGGCCCTGCATTTTATGAGGAAGGCGGAGAATTTACGCCCGGAATGTATTTGAAAGAAGGGTATGTAGTAACAAGTCGGGGATGTCCAAATCGTTGTTGGTTTTGCAGTGTGCCGAAACGAGAAGGGTATAAGGTTAGGGAATTAAAAATTCGGGACGGCTGGATCGTTATGGATGATAATTTATTAGCTTGTTCAAACGAACATATTGAGAATGTTTTTAATATGTTGAAAAGACAAAAGGTACGACCTATATTTACAGGTGGCTTAGAAGCTAAATTATTAAGCCGAAAAATGGCCGAAAAATTGAAAGAATTAAAGCCTCAAAGATTGTATTTTGCCTATGATACTCCGGATGATTTAGAATTTTTAAGAGAAGCCGGAAAATATTTAAGGGAATCCGGCTTCAGTGAAAAAAGTCATTGTTTACGTTGCTATGTACTTATTGGATATAAAGGAGATAGTGAATTAAAAGCATTTAAGCGTATGCAAGAAACTTTTGAAGCCGGATTTATGCCTATGGCCATGCTGTATAGGGACGATAGTGGTAAATACGATAACCATTGGAGGAAATTTCAGCGTCAATGGGCTAATCCAATAATTACTTATTGCAATTGTAATAAATATTTTAGAGATAAAAAGAATAGTCGGTTAGAACTATATTGTTAAACCGACTATTCAAAAAAGCTAATTTTCAGTAATCCAAATTTCTGATTCATTCTTTTATCACAAAGAAAACATTAGCTTCCCCCTGGTTGCTTTCTCCCAAGTCACCCCTCTTTGATGGCGGCACCCCACACTTTATAAATAGCCACGCTTTTTAGATTGCAGTATTTTAACCTGTTTTTCAGTTATTGAACTATATGGAAAATAGTCCACGCCTATTAAGCTTCCGGATAACCGTCCGATATGTATCGAACTTAGCGGACTGAAGGAATACGGTTAAAACAAATGCAAAAAAAGCGTGGACAATGTTGCAGCTTCCCTCAGGTTCCGCTAAGACCCCATTATCGACTACAACACGCCCACGCTAACTGTATATATACATTTATCCTTAGTATATAATCAACGTAGAAAATGTGTTTAAGTTTCGATAATGTCTAGAATTTAGCGGATTCGAGAAAGACAACTTAATGCACAGCTTTCGAGCATTTCTATTTAAAAGAACTACTTATCTCCTATGTTAGGAGTTCACAAAGTAATATAAAATCATTCAAATATGCAAAAATTATAAAAAAAATTATGTTTTGTTATTATAAAATAATTTTATAATCTAATTCGTATTAGGAAAGTGAATGGTAAGGATAGACTAAAAAAGCCGGTATGGTCTTCGGAGGGGTTTAATTCTTCGCTCCAATCGCATAGAAAGATTCTCTAAGTTTTTATCTGCTCTCTGTTTAAAGGTTTGGGCTTCATTTGGTAGTTTAGCTTCTAACCAACGATAGATTACCCACGACACAAGATAATTATAAATCGCCCTGTCGATACCAGAAGTTGCTTGCTGTGCAAACGAATCAGGCATATTGAGAATTGTATAAAAATCCTCATCAAGTTTTGTTGTATTTTCATACTCTTCTCCTCTTTGTATCGTATTTTGTCTAATATATGGCGAACATTTGTCATTTACGGTTTCAATGGCTTCTTTGAAGAAAGTACGGAATATTAGCAATTGATCTTGGTCTAAAATAATAGAATCCATCAGGTGCCCTTGTCCTTGACTTTGATATATTTTAGCCAAATTAATTGTTTCATGTTCTACCCGACGACGAATCTCTGCGGAACTTATCCAAATATCGATTAATATCATGGTATTTTATTATTGATTTTCTGCTGGATTGAAATGTGTTATATTATTAAGTTGTTGTAAGGTTTGCGGCGGCAAATTCTGATCTTTTTGTTCATCTGCTACAGTTCTTTTTAACTCATTTTGCTGTTGTTGAACTTGTGTTTTAAAATCGCGAATCGATTGTAAAAGTTTGTCAGCGAAAGGGAATGAACCATTTTCGAGTAGCATTTCAACATTAATTTGTCCCATCTCTAAGAGGCGTAGAAGGAGTTCGTTTTGAGTAATCCGATAAGCCGGAGTGGCTACACTTTCACATATAGAAAGATCAAAATCAATGTTCCTAACTTTTTCTGGATTAAATATTTTAGCTTCATGTGAATAGGTGCTACCCACAATATTTAAGTAACGGATGTCTGTATAGTATTGTTGTTGCAGCTTCATAATTTTAGTATCCCTGTCTTCCCGAAGTTGCCGAAAGGATTCAAGTACATCTACAAGATTTGTCGCAGAATTCTGCGTTTGCTGATTATATAATGCAGCGGGGGTACCTGACTGTGGTTGTTGTCCTTGTAATGCACCGTATACTCCTGTAACATCTTTATAAAGTTCCATCTGTAAGCGAAGCATTTCAAAAGCTCCGGTTTGGGTTGTGTTTGCAATAATTTGTTGGGGAGGCGGTACACCAGGTAGTGGTTTGTAGTAAATAATTCCATTATAGCTTACCCATTCCTCTGCTATTTCTTCCATGCTCATTGAATCGGGCTTGCAGTTCTCTGGAAACATCAGCACACCTTTGGCCGCTGCTCCCATGATGAAATCCTGCATAGTTATTAATCTGTTGATGTATCGGTTTTGGTCTATAGCATCACCTACAAAGCTATGTACTTCACTGTCAAAAAAGGGATAGATTTTAAAAGTATAGGGATGACTTTTGTGCCAATAGGGTGTTTCACCCTCCTTCAAAACGTCACCAAAAGGGGAAAGAAAGCGATAGTACCAGTAACGATCTATAAACCATTCATATTTTATGAGTTTCAAATTATTCTCTTGAATACCAAACGATAGTTGTTCCGTTAAACGACGGTTGTTTTCTTCTATTATCCGGGATTCGTCATTGATTTCTATTTTGTACCATTCCCCTGTAAGGGTGTCGTGGACACGAAGTCGCTCCTTTGTTTCTTTTTGCCACACTTCAATCACTCTGCACCGCGACATGTCACTGGGTATAAAAAAGTCCATGTTTTTTAAACGTTCATCTGTCAGGGTATTTAGGTTTTGGGTTAGCAATTCTGTATCCGTTGTTTTGTACAATTCTCTCAGATATTTTGCTTTATATCGAGACCCGTCCGAAAAATTAGAAATTAAATCATTTAAGGCAATATCATGAATTTCTCCAATTAATGAACAATCCCAATGTCGGACGTCTTCCATATTCGGGTCAAAAAATATACGGTTATAATTGATAAGATCTGTCCACACGTCCATAAGATCCATACTATCTCGCCATCCATAGGTGGTTTTAAAAAAAGTAGTACCAGTGATTAAGAAAACTTCTAAAGCACGACGATCTAATTCCCATAGCTTATTCCGTTGATAGTTTGTTTGTATGGCGGCACTCATCATTTCACCCAATTTCTGCTCATCACGGTCACGTGCCACACAAATTGATTCAGTTTGAGTCGTTGCAAATTGCCCTAATACAGAACGAACTAATCCTCTAATAAGATTGTTTTTTAACGGGACTTTCCCTTGAGATTTAATATAATTTTCTTCTGTTATTTTTTTGCCTGTAACAGGATGACGTATATAATCTCCCCATTGATTACCAAAAGTATACATACGACATCTCTGCGCTTCTTTGCGAAAGTTGTCAAGTGAAGCATAAGCATTGTATGCGCTAAGTAATACTTCCCTATTTTTCGATGTATAATCAGCAGAACAAGAATCTATAATTTTATTCTTTTCTTTTCCGGTAGCCACATATTTTTTGTAAATGGCTAAATTGATTTTATCTTGTCCCTTCGTCATTTTATTTTGTCATTTAAATAGGTGTTATACCACGTTGTTTCAATATAGTCAATACGACTATCGGAGTTTAATTCACCACCAAACAGTAGTGAAAAGTACCTGTATTTGTTTGCAGTAAGTAGACCTGTATCTATATCTCGATATTTACCTGCTTTAATTTTTTGGGAAGATTTTAAGACAAAATTTGATGCATCAGTAGAAGAAAGAGTAAATAGTCCTGCCTCTGAAGCTACATTCAGATAGGAACGAAATAAATAACGCTGGAGATTTTTAAATCGTTGTGTGTTGAGTTTTAAAGGACGAAGAAGAATAAGAACTGAAACAGAGGAATTGGTTTCATCGGAAATATTCAAAATTTTATTATTTACAATACCAAACAAATATGGAAATGAATTATATACGGGTAAAAAAATGTGGGTATTCATGTACCAAACTTGTGTGTTTAGGTTATATACATAAGCATAGGGAACTGATCTACTTATAATCAGAAGTTCATTTTCTTGATAATTGTAATGAATTGTTATATCGGGTCGTTGAATAAAGTCCAGATAGGAAAGAGAGTCGAATATTAATTTAGGGAAAAGTCTTTTTTTTATATCCTGAAAATGTGGGATTTGCATGAATGGTTTCGTAGTATTTAATTGAGAGGAAATTGCAACCGGTGTACTGCCAGTAATTAAAAAAGCACCTCTGCTTGTAAGAAAAAAAACTGCACCTGCTACGTTTTTAATTGTACCGGGCAATGCGATTTCTTCTGCTACAGGAACAACATTACTATAAACAGTACTGCCTGAACCTATTCCAAAAATATAAATACCTAAGTTTGTAAAGACATATAATGGGAATTGACCAAATTGTCCTTCAGAAACAGGAATAGCATTTGTTGCCATACCGATAACTTTGCCATTTACAATATAAGTGTTTTCGTTTAGAAAAATAAATGGATTTTGAAGTGCTGAAACTTTAATCTTATTTTCTTCAGAAACATGAAGCAATATAATTGCATAAGTAAATTTAAAGGTAGTTTCAGTGAGAATTGTAATATCTTCTAAAGAAGAATCCATGTAGTAAGCTAAATTCAGATTGGGATGAGGTTTCAATGACAAGGTTCTTCTTTTTAGTATCATATCATTTTTATCGGTGAAAGTTATAACGGCTTTACTAGCACGGGAATCGGGGTAAGAAAAGAAAGGGTTGATATAATAGTATTCTATGTCTTCGCTCTGGCTAAGAACGTAGGAATTAAATGAAGAATCAATATTTATATAAATTTGGATAAAAGCTTTTTGAATTTTTATTAATGTTTTGTCATCTTCAGGACGTTCAGAAGAACCTGGGCGTCTTCCTAGGGTCTTTTTATTAACAACGAAATTTTGTAATTTGAATCCGCGAAAAAAATGGGTCTGAATGTTAGCAATATGTAGGCGTTGATTATATGTGTAAGTATAAGCGGCTGAAAGGTTGTGGTGAGAAAAACTATCTACAGGTAAAGTCGGTTGATGAACCAGATTTTGAAGTGTTGCTATATCAATTTTTTCAGGGAATATAACTTTCAAGTTGTCTGATTTTAATGATAAGCTTTTAATTAAGTAGAAATTCGTAACATTATCAATGTTTTTTATTATAGCGGTTTTATCAATATCTTGAGGACGTATTGATTTACGAGTGTATGGATTGGGTTTTTCTGGTGGCGTTATGTTTATAATAGAGTCTTCAATTTTTTTAAACTTTTCTGTTATAACCCCTAATTCCTCTGAAATAAAAAAATCTATATCTGTAATTATATCATTCCAGTCTGAAAGATTGTATATCTCCATTTCACAAGAAAGATAAAACAATTCTGCATTTGCTGTAGAACTTTCTTTTATAAATGTATTATTATCGTAGGCAAGTATGGATTTATATGGATGGAGGGGAAAACAAGGAAAAATGAAATAAGGAGATGAATGAAGCATATAAGATCCGTCATACATCCTAAGCGCATACCGCAATAGGTAAGCTCCGCATAAAAGATAAGCTGAATCTTCTTTCCACCGATTTTTGATAATCATTGCCTCCATTGCAGCTTGTACATCAGTAACAGAACCTTCTATAGCAGTAAAATCTGTTATTGAATTAGAAACAATACATTGTATTGTAGCTTGCGGAAAGGGAGGTTTGAATCCAAGTTGTTTATAGTAACCATTTTTATAAAGTAGATAATAAAAGCCTTCTCCTGTTGAGAGAATAAGTGTATTACCAATATGTTCTATATGGGTAATAGTAGCAGACAATTCACATACTAATTTAGGAGAGTTTAAAATATCCGTATATAATTGTTTCTCCTTAACTGCAATCCAGTTATTTATTTTATTATTTGAATGAATATAAACAATATCATAAGTATCTTTGAGGGTTGCATATTCTTTCCCTTCTGTAACTGGATGAAAAGACTGGTCTTTTTTACGCAAATTTATTAAATAGAGCATATCGCCATCCGATGAAGTTGAATCGGGTAAAGCATGGCTTATGCCGTTGAGCACTATTTTTGTCTGCATGAACTATCATTTTTATTGAGATTATGTGTTTTCAGCAGAATATGCAAGTTGTAAATTAAGAATTAAAAAGTGGACCATGCCTATAAATAGCCCACTTAATAGCCTTAAATTGGAATATCAAAGTTTATAAAATTCGGTGGTAAAGTATGTCTTTCAATCTCAGCACATTGAAGTAAACGATTACAGATGTAAATTTTTGATTTATGATTTTCGGTAATTTTTTGAAGAAATAATAAGCTATCGTTTTTAGAAAAAGAGTGCGTAGTTGAAAAAAAGAAATAATCAGCACTATTTACAGCAACTTTATATTGTCCATAGGTTTCGGAGAAATCATGTAGAATAAATTTTACAAAAGTTTTGTAACCAGCTTCATGAATTTTATGAAGTTTCATTAACTGTTCAATGTCATTGGAGTTGATATTATGAGGTTGGATTATAATTCCATAAATGTTATTTTTATCTGTCAGTTGAGGCTGATAAATGTTGATATATTTAAACTTTGTTTTCATGGCTATTTTGATTATAAGGAGTTATTGATAGGATTTTAAGTTTTGCCTTTTTCAATTTTTTTATTGTAGCATTTAATTTAGAAGGCGACACTGAAATAATTCTTTTACGTGCCGGAGTAACTTCATAGACAATACTAATATTGTCCTTTGTTTTTGTCTCTGCCTCGCGAAGAGCTTTAATTGCTTCATCGTGTTCTTCCTGGCAATGCTGATGATAAGATTTGTTCATAATGAAAGTTAGTAGTTATGTTTGTATTCTTCTGGAAATTCCTATCAGGGGGATAATATTGAACATTTCCTGTCTTCTATCGCGAATAAAATCACCATAGAGGTTTTCTACACCATTGGCATCGAGATTGGTTGTTATAAATGTTTTAATGCCGAATTCTTGCCATAAGCTGTATCTAACGTGAAGAATATGCTGCATTACATTGATTTGGGTTTTATATCGATATACAGGCACTGGTTCACGACCCAATTCATCAAAACCCATATTTATAGCACCATTAGGATAATTATTTTTACCGTAAGTGTATGAATCTAAGCTTGCTCCCTCTGAAAAAGAAGTACAAATGTGTGTACAGGAATGTAGTAAAAACCCTTTTCTTTCCCGAATGAGATATTTTGAGAAGATCCGGAGTAAAGTGGATTTACCTGTACCTAAGTTGCCTTCCAGCCAAATACCTTTTTTGTTATTTAAATGTCCCGGACGATTTGTAAAATAATTAAAAAGATCAGCTACAACCGACCGATTATTGTCGTCTATTATGAAACAGGGACAAAGAGAACGTGCAAATTGTATAAATTCATTTTTAATTTTAATAATATCTTCAGGCTTTTCCATATTCCGTCGTTTTAATCGGTTGTTGTGTTTTTTCATTGGCTTCCCATGTACGAATGGCCGCTTGCCAGTCTTTCATTTTATTTTTGCCAATCATCCAATTTTTTGCAGTGTAATGATTGATAAATTTTATAGGATCTATATTATTTTTCCTTTTTAAGCAGTAAGCCTTAACCCGTTCTAAAGTTGGGGGAATGATATTTCTTTCCTTCGGTTCAAGGGGGGATTTAGGGGGAATATAGTTAATTTTTATTTTATTTTTTTTATTCTTTTCTTTCTTATTAGTATTACGTTCGTTATTCGACAGTAATACATCCGTATAAAGTTTACTGTTATCACTGTCAAATGAATGCTTTTCCCATCTTGCAGCAATGCTCTGACGTGCCTTTTCGCTTTTTTCCTGTCTCTTTTTTAAGCGTCGAAGCACGGTGTTGGAATAAAATTTTTCACCTTTGAAAGCAAAGAGTTCAAAATTTTCTATTATGTCTTTAATTGTTTCGTAATCAGAATGTAATTCAAAAGAAATACGTTCGTATTCTGATCGAAGTATATAACCACCGTTTTCGTATAGCATTTCTACTATACACCAATATGCACCAATTCCTAACAGAGCATATCTCATCATCAACTTAACCATTTTAGGATCATTGCGAGCATAATAATTATGACTAAAATATTCCATCATATTCTTCTTTATTTTCCGGAGGAATGATTCCATAAACCCGATCCACATAACTTAATGAAGCAAGAAGCTCTAATCGTTCCCGTGAAATTTTTATAGCACCATTTCGTTTGCCAGAAATTTTTAGTGGAGTTATCAGTTTTTCTTTTATCCAGAGTTCCACATTTCTCCTTTTGTAAATTTTGTAAGCTTGTTTAAGTGTTAAGAATTTAGGCAAAACACCCGTATCTTCCAGACAACGTTTATATCCGGCTTCATAAGCTTGTGAAATAAGATTAGTTATATGGTGGGTATCCATTTATTTAATCTTTAAGTTGTGCCTCTAATACAGAAGTTTCTCCCATAGCCCGCTGTCTTTCTACTGATAGCTTTAATGCTTCATTGTAAATAATTCTATTGAAATAGTTACTATAGGGATTTAATGTTGACGCAACAGCAGAACGTGAAAATTGAATTTGATATTGTTCCTTAATTCTTTGAATAATTACATAGAAATCGCCTCTCCGAAGGCAATTCTTTATTTTTTTAATTATTTCTGTATTTTTTTGTTTGTTCATATCTATAAATGTTTATATTTGTACAAATTTTTATACGAGTATATAATTATTTATTACATAACAAAATAATATGTTATAATTAACCTATTTTAACATTATTAATTCATGGATATATCAAATACAACAAAAGACAGGTTGAAAGTTTTTTTGAAGTATAAAAAGCTCACAAACCAAGAGTTTTCGGAAGTGACAGGGTTGTCAATAAGTTTTATAAATGCACTAAAAGAATCTGATTCTATTGGAAGTTCAGCCTTTAAAAAAATATATATGGCCTTTCCAGATCTTAATCTTTATTGGTTGTTAGGTTTTCAAGGACATGAAATGTTAAATGAAAATAATCCAAAGGATTTGTCTAGACTGAAAGAGGAAAATGAGTATTATAAGAATGAATTGATTAAGAAAGAAGGACAGATTGAAATGCTAATGACATTATTAAATAATAAACAGGAAAAATGAAAAAGGTAAGAGTTATGATGTTCAATTTTAAATTAAATGTTTATGACAACATTCAAAGCAGTAGTACAACATTCGAAAAGGGATCAAGCTAGATTTCAGCTTTACATTCGTATTACGAATAAAAGAATTCCAGATTATTTAAAGACAAGTTGGTATGTTACACTTGATAACTTTGATGACAAAGGAAATCTCAAAGATTTGCAATTACAAACTGCAGTTAATTTATTTATTCTGGAGCTTCAGCAAAAGATCAATAAGAGATTTGGAATAATATGTAATGTAACTGGCAAAGAGATTGTGAAGTATCTGGAGAAAGATTTACAACCAGAACAAATAGATTTTCTTAAATTTTTTGAAGGTATTATGAATCAAATGATTCACGATAACCAACCTTCGGGCGAAAATTATAAAGCCAGTTTTAATCATTTAAAAAGGTTTATCAAAAAAGATAAACTTCCAATTGATTTGATTACAGTAAGTTTTTTAAAAAACTTTGAAAAGTATTTATTAAAACAAGCACAAGAGAAAGGATTCAAAGGTCATAGGTGTGTTTCACTAACGTTGAGTAATGTACGTCATGTATTCAACTTAGCTATGGAGGAGTATAATGACAAAGTGAATGGAATTGAACCCATTAAACATTATCCTTTTACAGAAATTAGTATAAAAGACCCAATTTGTTCTCGACGTAAATCAATTGGCAGGGAAGAAATCAATAAAATCATTAATTATAATGGTTTTGTAAATTCCCGTGATAAGCTTGCACAAGATTTTGTCTTATTGTCGATTTGTTTAGCAGGAATAAATGCAGTTGATTTATATACTATGGATTCTTCGTGTTATGAGAGAGGACGGCTGAATTATAACCGAAGTAAAACAAAGGGTTCAAGAGATGATGAGGCATATATGTCCATTGCAGTAGTAGATGAGGTGAAGCCATTGTTTGCAAAATATGCAGACGAAAGCGGAAAACGGTTATTTAATTTCTATCAAAGGTACCGTAATAATAAAAATTTTATTAAAGCTGTGAATAAGGGTCTGAAACATATATGTAAACAATTGGATTTACCATCTTGTACAACATACACCTTCAGGCGTAGCATTGCAGAAATAGCTTCTGATGATTTGTATATATCAACAAGTGATATAGCCCTTATATTAAATCATGTAAGTGCATTTAAAACTACAATGATCTATACAGGCCGTAGTTTCAAAAAAGTAGACGGAATAGTTAGAATGATTCTTAATTGGATACTATATGAGAAGTATACCCCTTTGATACCGCAAAAAAAACAAATAAAGAAAGGAAAAAAATCTACATTACTGGTTTATCATGCGTAA